CACTTTTGACCTTTTTTATTGGTCCTTTCTTGACGCGTCCATTTATGGGGGATCATCCTGATCAATGTACTGCTGGATTTTTGGTCGGTTTCACGCTAAGTATATTATTGTGGATGAAATTTGGTAGACATTACAGTTCTCCTAAGCCCAAAGTTTAAAGGTTAGATTTCAGTAATAATAATTTATTAAATGTTTCTATATTATTATTACATTGTAAATAAAAACTCGTGATTTCCGCTGGACTTACACTGTGTTCTATATACTTATTTAAGATAGTAGAAGATATTTTCTTATTAAAAAAATGGAAAAACATTTCTTTCAATACATTTTTAGATGCATTTTTCATTTCCATTGTAATATCTATGCGTCCTGGACGAACAAGGGCTTTATCCAATTTATCGTAATGGTTCGATGTTATAATAATAATGCGTCCAGGGGTTTCTTTTATTCCATCAAAAACATTTAATATATCATCTAATGTAATTGGATTTTCATATGTCGGTTTTAATACTTCTTTGACTTTTACTGAATCATCCGACAAACCATTTGTTTTTATATATTTTTTGCGCTTATCATTTTCGTCATCATCACTTGACGAAGAGTAAATAAAATTATCTTTTTTCTTTTCGTCTCTTGAAAATACAATTTCGGATGCACAATCGATGTCTTCAAAAACGATTATTTTACTATCAAAATCGATAGGGTGGTCTTTGTTATCTCCATTGTAAACGTTTTCATAAAAAAAGGTGTCCAAATCTTTTACTGTTTTCATTATTTTGAATGATAATGTAACAATATGCCGATTAGTGTAATTTGCAAGCGCTTTTATGAACGATGTTTTACCTGTACCGGGTGTACCGTATAATCCAATACCCAAACTATATGGAATGCCTTTATCATAATACCATTTTTCGTTGTTTAAAAAAAAATCCACTTTATTTTGTACACACTGTTTTTCATCAAAGAATAAATTATTAAAACGACAAGTGCTCTTGAATATATTTTCATTCCAACAATCATATACATCTTCTTCAAATTTACATGTTGTTAATGAATATAGATACTTTTTGTCTTTTCGCTTATCTTCGACACGTTTTTTATAATCATCACAAATATTTTTTACAAAATTTTTCAATTCTATCACACTCTTTACATAAGAAAATAATGTAATTCTAATTGTGGTGGTCTTATTTGATTTTGATTGATTCGATTTTTTATCATCGTCATCTTTTGAATCATCCAAATCAACATATGCTTGAATATTTTTACATACATTAAAACTGTGTCCTTGATCAACAATGTAAATTCCATTGTTATCAAAACTAGTATGATATGAACATTTTCGTTTATTAATATTGCTATAAATATATTTTAACTCATTAATACTATTATTTTCTAATGAATTTTCCATAATATATTCAAATAATGCCATAAATTCATCACAATAATTTGCTGTAATAGTCGGCATATCATTATAACTATGGCATATACTTTTTGTTCCTTCAAATACAATAGCATTTCGCTTTGTTAAATAATGTTTGATATTATTTAAAATAAGATGAAAATCTTGAGACATCAAATAATGTCCAACTACTAATAAAACTATCAAAAATGAAGGTGAAGATGTATTCGAAAATTGTGACATTATAAAAAAACGCATTGTTTCATCAATATTAATCATTATTAATATAATTAATATTATGTATTTATATGGTTGTAGAAAATAATTTATTCATATTGACTGCTTCTAAATTAAATGTCTGTTCTTCCAATAGACGATAAATGAAGTCATCATCTCTAAACCGTATGCTATATGTTTGCTGAATTTGATTACGTCCAATACGTCCCAATGCTTGCATTGTTTTTTGTTGCGTCATTTTTTCCAAATCTTTACCAATAATGCCGTGGCAAAACTGATAATTTGTGCCATAAATATAATCGGATGAAGCAATAATAATAAACAAACGTTGTTGTTCGGCAAGTTTTTTCATAATTTCATTATAATCGCTGTGCTCAACATCGATCAACACACCAATACCCAGTATTAGTAACACCTTTATGGTATTATCCACATTAAGCAACATAATATTTTTGATACTTTCTTCGTCTATATTTGGTACAAACGCATTTTCTATAACGTTATCTTCCCCTACCCATATTTTTTGGTGTTGTGTAGTATTTGGTATGTATTTATAATCCAGAGAAATCACCATTATTTGTTTTCGCAATTTATTAATTTCATTTATGATTGCTTTGCTCTCTCTATCGGTTGCTTCTTTAAAACTATCTTCGTCGCCCTTTGCTTCTTCTTTGCTTTTTATAATAGCGTCAAGAGAGTCGATTTTCTTTGTCAAATCATTATTTTTGTTTATTTTTGCCATTATTTTTTGAAATTCAGGACTTGGTATTTTCGATTGTTGAATATAAAACTTTCCTATTTTGCTTACATCTTCGCACAAATAAATAGTGGGACCATCTGTCAAAGTATGAGCGTCTTCAGTGGTAAATAAAATTCCCGACTTTTGTTTTACTGTATTATCAAAGACAGATTGAGTGCGGCGCAATGGCTCTCCGGGTTTTATATGACTATCTGGTAGTGACATTGTTCGAGTAATTGTTTTCGAAAATTTATTCTTTTCATTGCACTTAAAATACTTGAATGCGTTTGGCCAATGTTCTGCTTTAACAATTTCAAGACATTGTAAATAATAATTTTTAAGTGAATTCATAGTAATATCTGATATACTATTAAAATAATTATCAATAATATAATCCTTTTCTAATATTTTATTCTCGTGCAAATAATAAATATATTCCACTATTTGTTCAACATCAAAGTATCGTAACAATGTTTTATTTTTTTTACAAAACTTAACGCATTTCTGTAAATCTTCATAGCTTTCATACATATTATGAGGAAGCATACATACATTTGATTTTGATAAAATCGGAATAGATTTTTTACAATCATAACTATTAATATTATAAACTGTAGATCCCTCAAATTTTCCTTTGAAATCTTCAATGACATCTTTAATTTCATCTTGTTTCGGTAATGTCGCACATGATAATACAACATTGGGTATTTTATTTTGCGACCAGTTTCTGTTTATAACGTCGTGTAATTCGTGTGTTTCACTGTCTAATGTGATGGTTGGTTCATCCCAGTAAGTAATAATATCTTCCTTATTATTAAAAGCGCACATATAATGCATAGATGTAATGTAGGAGCGCACGTCGCAAATCATTATTTCGACTTTAGAACCATCACTATTATCGATTTTCTTAGACCCGTTTTTATACTTAATATCTTGTCCAATCTTATGACATTTTGGGTTCTTGCAAACACATCTTCCCTTTGCATCTAATTCGTGTTTGAAATGCGAACTTGCCGAAAAATAATGAAGACGAATTTCGTCAGCCGTATCTGAGCCAAATGCAAATGCTATTTTTTTTCCCAATGCAATACAAGATTTTGCCAAAGCCAATCCAATATGGCGAGCAACACATACAAATATGATTTTATATTGATTAGATAATCCAATGGGTGTCAATGTTTTACCTGTACCAGTGGGTGCACAATATAACACAATTTTGGATTGTTTATCTGTTTTAAACAGATTAAATATGTCTTTTTGGTGTTCAAACAATACTTTATCCTCAGAAGACAATAAATATTCATTACGTTCAATATAATTATGTGCATTTTGGAGAATCACATTAGGTGTAACTTTGGGCGAGGCAAAATTAATGACTTTGTCGACATAATCCAATATGGTGGTATTAATATTAATAATGGATGATTTTCTTATTTGTATAATACTGTATAAATAACTAATATAACCTGATTTCTTTTTATAAATATATTTTAATATATATGAACACAACTCAATTAATAAATATTCGAAAATTACCTTTTTAAAGCTATCTATGTTTTCATCAAGGTTTTGTATTTTAACTGTATCACTGCTATTTAATTTTTGTAGTTTTGATGATTTTTCGGGAACATATTCAAAATGGTATTTTTTATTTATTTTATCAATACCTTTTTTAAAATATTTCTCGTATAAGTAATGATGTATAATAGTATTCGGTTCTATTTTCAAAAACGATGTTAATGATTTATTGTTGTTATAATAAATATCAGTTTTATTATAGCCATTATCAATCATCTGTAAAATATTTTTCTCCATACCGTTTACCGGGACTTCTAATGATTCCCATTCTTTTTTCGTAAGCTTTTGCTGTCTTAAATCCATTGTATTCTATATATATAATATAAAAATCATTTTATATTCAATTTTTATATGCATGTATAAATATAAATACTAATTGCATATAAATAATAACGAGAAAAATGCTTGATTTTTTTATGAAAAAGGCAAATATACAATACATAAATTATCAAAATATGCAGCAATGTATTAATGATACAAACACATTAATAATAAACACTCTTAAAAGTGGAGAACAAGAATGTCTAATATTAAACACAATCGATTATAATAGAGAACAAGAAATATTTAATAAATTAATTGAAAATTATGATTTCAAATCAAAAAAAATAGTGATTTATGGAAAAAACTGCAATGATAATAGTGCAATAAATAAAGCAAACCAATTAATTGACTTAGGATTTCAATATATTTATGTGTATAATGCTGGATTATTTGAATGGATATTATTGCAAGAAATATACAGCGAAGAGCATTTTAAAACGACATCGGTTGTAACTGATATATTAAAGTTCAAATCAGAGAAAATAATCTATTAAAAATTGATTTGCTATTTTATTTTATATATGTGTAATATAAAATGAAAATATTGTCTATTGAGGGAAATATTGGCGCCGGTAAATCTACATTGTTGAAAGAATTGCAACATAGATTGAAAAACAATCCTTATGTAATTTTTATGTTGGAACCCACAAGTGTATGGGAAAATATTAAAGATGATGAAGGACATTCGGTATTGGAAAAATTTTATTCGGACCAAGAAAAATACGCATTTTCCTTTCAAATTATGGCATTTGCAACGCGTATCCAAAAAATGAGACAAAAGATAAAGGATAATCCCGACGCAAAAGTTATGATTTGTGAGCGCTCATTGGAGGCGGATTACAATATTTTCGCAAAAATGCTTCATAGCGACAAAAAAATTGAAGATATTAATTATAAGATATATTTAGAATTTTATAAGATTTTCAAAGAAGATTATCCGATAGAAGGTATTATATATATTGATGCCAGACCCGAAATATGCTATCAGCGTATTAAAATGCGATCTAGAAATGGTGAAGAAGATATACCACTAACATATCTTCAACAATGTGAAAAATATCATAAAACCTGGCTTTTTGAAAACAATACCGCAAGAATGTTACGGTTGCAAACAGATTATCAATTTAGTGATGAATCGGATAAAAAGTTTTACTTTCATTTATGGACAAATCAAATGACAGAATTCATAGGAAAATTTATGTAAACTTAACGACGATGTGTACATTCTCCTTTTTGATACATTTACACGCCGAAACTGATAATTCCTCTCTTTTTTTACGCGTTTTATTTTCACTAGTTGTTTCATTCTTTTTTCGTGAATTTGTATTTCTCGAATTCATATCTTGTTCTATGTCTTCGTAGTTTTCTTCAATGTATTTTACAATATTGTTTTCAAGAGCCCAACGAAAAAAATTCAGTTGCCCGATTGTCGTTTCCATATTGTGTTTGTCATCATATGGAATACAAATGCGTTCCCATCTACAAAAGGGGTCAAACCGTTTTTTTGAATACGCTTTTAATTTTAATTTATACTCATGAAATACCTTAAAACGATTATTGTTTAATATGTATACAACATATTTTTCTTTTGCATAATTCGTTACAAACCAATCTATAATGCGCAATGATATTTTCCCTTCACCGTTAATTATTGATATAATTGAATCCAAATGTTTTTTATTATTGTAGAAATTCATTAAACTAGACAGTAATAATTCATTTTGTGTTGTTGAATAACGACTCGACATTAAATAATATAATACGTTGTACTTTATATTATTTTTTATAAAAATATAAATTCTAAACCATTTATATATTTATGATGAATGAAAATATAAACTCAAATGTAGAACCATCTAAAAGAAGAAACGGGTTAACCAAATCGATTAGAAAAGTATCGCAAGGATTAGAAGTAAAAAAATGTTTTTCTTGTACAACAAATTTACAATTAACAAATTGTATATATTGTGGTAGATCCGTATGTATTAATTGTATTGATGACAATGCCTGTTTAGTATGTCATCGTTCAAGATATATTGTAAAGCTCAAGACAAAAAAATGGTATAATTGTTGTTGTTTTTAACCCGTCTTTTCATTTGATGTATTTTCCGATAGTTTTTCGACGGGCATCATCATATTTTTTACATCTGTAATATTCGATTTTTGCGAGCGAATTCTGAAATTATAACATTTGTGATTTTGATAATCGCTATTATTTGAGTAACGTCGTCTTGTAGTAATGCGATCACAAAGAATGCGATGAACACTACAATTATGAGACATACTGATAACTTTAAACTGATCATTACAATATTTAATAAATTTTTCTATTTCGCTATATGCGTCTCTAAATAATGGTATATACACCTCAATAGATGTGTTTTTAATCTTATTTTTTAATACAGCATTATCAATATTGATATTATTATCAGTGATTTTCATCAAAAGACCCTGAATAATGTCTTTCCCAACGTTAACAATCAGTTCGTAGATATATAATAAATCAGTGTATTTCAAACGACGTTTGTTTTTCTCATTTATATAAGAACAAAAATGCTGTTCGGACATATCTTTTACAATCCATCGAACTCGCCATTCAGTTACATTTTCACAATCATTTAATATCTGCCGCGCATTGGTCATTTCAACGTTTTCAAAATGAGAAATCATTCGAGTGAAATTACACAAAGATTCAGCAGGTATGTGATATTCGCTTTCATAATCCATCATTTTTCTATCATCATTGGAATATAAATAGCGACCAATATAATTCACACAATAATTTAACAAAATAGAATAATTTCCACAGGGATCGTCCCCTGGTTGTCGAGGAACAACGCCATTATTATTTTCCCTTAAAAATTGAAAATAATGAGGATTATGCACGGTACCATTTTCAATTCGACCAGTTACCCAATCAAATGAACAATGACACACAGTACACCACATTTGATTGCAACCTTCTGTTTTATAAATACGTTCTCCGCATTTGGGACACGGTCGTGTTGTTGATTTTATGTGATTTGCACTTTTAACAGTGTCTTCATTACACACATGGTCGGCCTTTGTTTCGTCTGTTAATACGTCTAAACATTTAGGACAACATTGTGTTTCACACACACCACATTTATATTGTGTGGACAAGAATCCTTTGCATTCTGCCTTTTGACACGGCATAATAAACCGTTTTTTGTCTCCGACTTCAATACCACACGCATTTTCCAATTCGGTTTTACTCTCACGAAGTTCGTATATTTCAGTATGAATATCAACACGTTTTATTTCTGTTTCTTGTCGAATTGCTCGTAAAGTATCAAAATAAATTTTTCTGGCGGCTTCTTCTTGTTTACGTTGTTCAACTATAATATTATGTAATTCCGTATTTTTATTGTTTATTTGTTCTCTAATTTCTTTAATTTTTGGTGCATTTTTAATACGAAGACGTTTACGTTCCATATATGCGTCCACTTCCGGCATTGTTTCTTGAATAAGGGACTTATTACGTTCAAGCAATAATCCATTATGATGGGGAGTGTATGTATTTACAAACCACGAACGGTTTAAATTTAAAATAACAAAGGCCTGCTCCCAGGATTTACGACAGTTCATACAATGTAAGTCCGCAGTAGAATTCATTAAATATGTGCGAACACACGTTTTGCACGCATGAAAATTACAAGATGGATTATTGCAACATATTTTCGCCTTTATAGATTTATTATAGGTTTCAATGCAAATTGGACACTCGCTCATACTGGTTTTATATAAACTTAGCTATATTTTTTAATCAATTTCTTTACGTATTTTTTTATCTTTAAAAAATAATTTATAGTATTAAATTATTTTTAATTTATGCAAATGATTATGCAAACAACTTAGTTGCTGTAAGCAACACCAGCCATACCACTCATGACACGGAGGACGTTGTAGTTAACAGCGTAGACACGTACCTTGGCAGTGTTGGAGCCAGAGACAGTGTTGGAGGAAAGAACAAGTTGAAGAACAGCGTTATCAATACGAGAGAAGTTGCATGTTCCGGAAGGTTGGTGTTCCTCGGGGCGAAGAGCGAAGGAGTACACGTTAATACCGGTATCGGGGCTCTTGGTGTGGTGCTGGAAGGGCTGCACAACATCGAAGTAAGAACCCTCACGCTCAGAGAAACGGTCTTGGCCGTTAAGTTGTAACTTGGCAGTCACAACAGGATTCTCACCCCAGCAGTGCTTCTCCATGGCGCACTCGGCAAGGACGAAACTGGCGGCATCACCGACACTCGCGTTGCTGTTATCAACAACGGTGGGGCCATCAACGAAAAGGTTTCCGCTGATAACTTGAGAAGCACCAGCAGCAGTGGTATAAGCTTCAAGACTGTTGGGAAGGGCATCAAGGGCATCAGTGTAATTGAATGGCTGGGCACCATAGAGAGACCATAAACCAGTGGCATCGGTGTTCTCTAATGAAGCACAGTAGTCAACATTGGCATCAGGTTGGACAACCCAGACAAGTTCCTTACAGGGGTGGTTGAAGTTAAGCTTGATGCGGTTGGAGGAAGAACCGACGGACTCGTCACCAGTGAACTGAACTTGTTCGATGAGGTACTCGTGGGGGTTCTGGGCCATCTTGCGGCGCTCATCAGTGTCAAGGAAGATGTAATCAACATAGAGAGACGCGGCAACAAGGGATTGCTGGTAGGCAGCAGAGACAGATTTGCCACCGGTTAAACCATCAACAGCCCATAAGCACTCACCAATGGGGCGGAAGTCAATGTTGATCTTGACCTCGTGGTATTGAAGGGCGATCAAAGGAAGGGCAAGACCGGGGTTGCGGCAGAACCAGAATTGAAGGGGGACGTAAAGAGTTGTCTCAGGAAGGGCGTTGCGAGGAGCGCACACCTGGGCAACGCTACCGGTGGCAGCACAGGCACCAGCGACGTCACTGTAGTCAGGGTCGACGAGGTAAGTAAGCTGTGTGGTCTGGCCAACCATCTTGTTGTAACCAGCGGCCTGGTCGGCAGGAAGAGTAAGTTGGTTCCAGATGTGCATCCAGTCACCGTATTGGCGATCGATGCGTTGGCCACCAATCTCAATTTCGACCTGGGAAACAAGTTGCTCACCAGGGAAATCTAACCAACGAGCGTAAACGTCACCGGAGGCAACGTTTTGGTTGATCTCAGGAAGAGTCAACTGAAGATATGTGCGATAGGCAAGATCACCATTACGGCTGATTGTGCAAGTAACGCGACGGCCGAAATCGGCTTGACCAGAGAATGTCTGTTCAATCGACTCCATGGCGAAGTTTGTGTGTCTGCGGTAAGACACTTTCCAGAAGGTAATCTCAGGGCTTCCAGTAAGGAAGACATCCTGAGCACCGTAAGCTACAAGTTGCATAAGAGCACCACCCATTTTATATAATTACTAAAGAAAAAAATTTGGGAAAAATTAAAATAAATTAATTAAATTAATTTAATAAATGTCATTTTTACTAAAGTATTTAGGTTTATATTTATTACACCATTAATAGTGCTTGCAAAAATAACCTTTGTATATTATTGTTAGCATAATATGCGTATTATGACATTTTTATATACAAATAAAAATTGATTATGCTTTCAAAATTATTATATTTTATAAAATATGAAGTGTAAATGTTGTAATAAGAATGAGTCGGAAAATCTATGTTATATTTGTAGTAATCCAACATGCAACGCTTGTAAAATAATCAAAACAATGAATTATGACAACAGAGGTGTAGGTAACGATTGGGGGACGTGCAAAGATTGCTATGAACCTTGGGTATATTGGATGAGAGAAATTGGTAAAACAGATTTTGACATTTTTGAAATGCAACATCTTGACTATGATAGAAATACGATTGAACAACTATATAGAGGTTCACTAATGCAATGTCATAAATGCAAATATATATGGGATGGAAATGCCCAATGCCCGTGTTGGAAAGATTTAGATATATTTGATATTTTTGATAGTGATGATGACATATATCTATCAGAACCCAAACAACAGCGCGATGTTGTTGTTAGCGAATCAATGGTGGAACGAAATTAATTATTATGTATTGTATTGATGTCTTGATTAGATAAGATGAATTTTTCTAAATATGTTTTTTGAAATACTTCTTTTTTGTTTTCGTGTTTTTTAGAAAAAATATAATTCTCTGCGGATTTCTTTATTGTCCATCCATCTTCTAGGGCATTTGTTAGAAATACCATTCGTTGAAACTTTTTTTGATTTATTTCTATGTTTCTTGGTGATGTTTTTCCTTCTATTGTTGTTGTTTGCATATAAAATAATGGATTTTATATTATTGATTTTTTTACGCTTTTTTATAAATGTATAATATATATATTTATATGAACACTAAAATAAATATGAAAAAAGGGGGTGTGTCTGCAAAAAATACTAATAAAAAACCCTTAGCTGCTAAAACAGCTGCCCCTAACAAACCTAGCAAAAATAAACTTGTTAAAACGGGACAATTTGCAAGTGATATTTTAAAGTTAACAACTGGTTTGTTTCGCAATAATACAATAACTGCAAAGCAAATTACTAATAAACTTACCCCGGCATTTACAAAGGCAGTGAGTAAACACTATCCCGGTATGTCTGCATCAAATTGGAGAAGTGCAGTTACAAAGGGTTCTCCGCAAAAGGAATGTCTGGATGCAAAAAATCAAGAAATTAAAAACAACCCAGACAATCAGGGTCATAAACTAAAAGAATTCGAAGGAAATACACTTAAGGCATTGATGGAAGAAAATGATAAATCCCGTTATCCAGTAGCGGCAGCTCCTGCAATAGTTAACGGTAAAATGACAATGGTTCCATTTACACCGTCACACATGCGAAATTGCGGTGAATGTTGGTTATGTGGTATACAAGTAAAAGCATTTGCTGGAAAAAAAGATGAATATACATATGCAACCCCTTGTGGTGATTGTGAACATGTATCTGCAGTTATGGCATCTTTATTATCGAAAATGTTAAGTTCACAAGGAGGTACATTTTATAAATCATATATGCCTTCTTGTATTGATTGTAATAGAACAAAATCGAATTTCATAGGTGTTCAATTAACTACAACAGGCGGATGGATGGTTGATGACGCTGGTGTTGATTATATGTTATATCAAATATTTGGTAAATTTGGTGAACTATATACAAATACGCACGAATACGAATATAATCCGGATCGTATACAGCTAACACAAGATTTATTAACATATAATGAACTTACATATAATAATTTTTTGAAAACCCGAAAAGAATCAATAACAAATACAATACAAGAATGGTGTGACGCAGCAAATGGAAGTTTTTATTCGCTTATTGGTGGAACAAAAGCAGGTAAACACAAATTTAATAAAGATCTTATATTGCACGTTTTGAATAATACTATAACCAATGCAGAGAATATGATAAATGCTTCATATAAAGCTAAAAAACAAAGATTGAGCAAAACAAAAGGTGGAAACATTATAAACGAAGAAGAAAATTACATAATTTTCTTATTGAATAAAATAGATACACTTCAACATCAATATGTAGAAGAAGACAAAAAAGATGAAGCAGAATCCGAAGAATATGCCAATAATAGGATGGTTGTAGATAAAGGATCTGACAAAAATAAGATGGATGTAGATTCAACCACAGTGACAAATCCGTTTGGTACTGATACTGATGTTTGGGGTGGAAAAAAGAAAACAAGAAAACACAAAAAAACCGTCAAACAAAAAACAAGAAAACACAAAAAAAACAGTACGTATAAGAAAAAGTAAATAGCAAAAAAAATATATAAATTTAACAATCTATATATTTTAAATGACATCTAAACAAAAAGAGTCGGCAATATTATTGTCTATCGATGTGAAACATGACCAAATGTTGGCACATTTTCAGAATTTGGAAATAACAGTAATACCAAAACTGGAACAGGAGAAAGACGAACTTAAAAATGAACTCAAAAATTTACAATCAAATAACATTGATCGTTATATGGAAATTAAAGATAAGATCAGAGAAATCAACGGCAAAATTAAAGAACACAAAAAAGAGAAAAACAATTATTTTTTGGAAAATTCCCAATATGTATTTAATTATTTCGAAGAAAAGCAAAAAATTAATAACAATGATAACAATCAAACAAGCACGGTGATTAATTCGTTTTTCAAAATCAAAGCCAAAAATAAAGAATCGTGTGATTTACAAGATCAGAAATATAGTGAATCAAAACAAATGTATAAAAATTATTGGAAAAATGTTCACGAAGAAAAACTCACAACAACAGATTATGTTTTACTTTGTGACATTTGTATTTTTTGCAATGAAGGTGAATTTATAGCACAAGAAGATGAAGGTATTTTAATATGTAATAATAAAGCGTGTGGAAAATTCATTACACACATTGTAGATGGAAACAAACCCTCAAATAAAGAACCACCAAATGAAGTGTCATATACAGCATATATTCGATTGAATCATTTTAAGGAAATATTAGCACAGTTTCAAGCAAAAGAAACCACACAAATTCCCGACGAAGTGATTGATGCAATTAGAAATCGCATAAAAAAAGAACGTATTACAGACAAATCGCAATTAAATTATGGTAAAATGCGAGAAATATTGCGCAAATTAGGATTAAATAAATATTTTGAACATATTCAATATATTAATTCTATATTTGGAATTAAACCGCCCATAATGAATGAAGAATTACACGAAACATTATGCGTATTATTTATTGAAATACAAAAACCGTGGGCAATACATTGTCCACCCAATCGCACAAACTTTTTTAATTACACATACACATTATATCAATTATGTGTATTGCTAGACCAAGACCAGTATTTACCATTTATACCAATGATGAAAGACCGAGAAAAACAATTGGAACAAGATATGATTTGGAAAGATGTATGTAAAACGTTGGATTGGCAGTTCTTTCCTACTGTCTAATGTTTTTAAACAATGTATATGTTCCAAACAAAAATAATGATATTTGCAATACAATTACGACTTGAGGAATTAACATCCATTTATCCAATGATTCTGATGCATCGGGATTTTCTTTGTATGCGTGCAATAATGATTTCATGTCATCCAAAAAGTAGTAATTAATAATAAATGCGATTAGATTAAACATCAAACCAACAATAATCAATCCAATATTATAGGATTGAGATTTACCTCTATAATAACGGCTATATCCAAGAGCACCAAATGAAATAGATGTATAAAGTCCTACATTTCTTAATGTCGTGTGATAAAACATAATAATATTTTTATGAGTATCGTCCATTATAATATTTATATACTAATTAAATATTATATTTTGCTTAAGCCACGCGGGGGAAACCAACAAGGTTGGCGCCAATACCGAAACCGGCACCAGTGCGAGCAGTAGATCCCATTGCTGGAATGAAAACATCGAGGATGCTAAATGTGGCCGCAGCTACAAGGGCAATAATAACAACTTCTTCAATATTAAGTTGTTTCTTGGGCACGGCAAATGCAACAATGGCAACAACAATACCTTCAACTAAGTACTTAACAACGCGCTTAACGAGTTCTTGGAAATCAAACACACCAGTCATTTTATATTATATAAATACAAAATAATTCTAAAATATAATATAAATAAAAGATTACAAATAATATTATATGTCAGGTTTTGAAAGAAAAATGATTGACGGAAAAGCAAATCCTAAATATGTTGACCTATGTGATGAAGATGCCCCCCTTGCTGGACAAAAATTCACGTGTTTGTCATTTGTTTCTCCTGAAAATATACTAAAGCGTCGCGAGCAATTCTTATTTGAAGAATTTGTAAAATCGTGGGATTTTACTAAATCCATGTCTAAATTTTTTGATTTTATTCATTTTATGTCTTATAAATATAACCTAAATGTTGAAACGGCCATTGCTGATTTCAACGAATTTGTAAAGGAAGAAAAGGACAATCTAAAAAAGATGAGTGTGGAAGATGATTATAAAACATTTATGGATAAAAATGAAGAGCGACTAAATGAAGAGTTTAATCGTAAAAATGTATTTCAAACTTCTGTGCGTGGATTAAAGGTTCGTGGTGTTTATAATACACAGGAAGAGGCGGAACACCGCTGCAAATCATTGCGTGACATTGATCCCAATCACGATATTTTTGTAGGTCCTGTTGGTATGTGGATTCCTTGGGACCCGGATGCGTATAAAACGGGGCGTGTTGAGTTTATGGAGGAGGAACTTAACCAGCTACATAGTGAGAAAATGAAAAATGAATCGAAAGCCAAAGACGAATTTGAAAAGCGTGTGCGCGAAACAAAGAAAAAGGCAATTGAAGAAAATATTAAAAAGGCAGAAGAATCCGGAAATGTTTTGACTCAAACAATCGACGAAGAAGGTAATTTAACCGGTGTAACAGAAACAGTTGATTTTGAGAGTCGCGAAGTCGCCACAGAAGAGGGTATTAAAGAGCATAATACCGAAATATTGAAAAATATGGCAGAAAACACTAAGAAGGAAGATTAAATCTTTTTTTAATTATATAAAAATAACATGTATTTTTATATAATGGAATTATATCGTAAAATTATTTATCGTGTATTAAAATGTAAAATAGATTACGAGCCAATAAATTACGACGATGAATTTATAAAATATATGAATTTAACAAATGAAATGTCCAATAATGAGACAACGTGTGATTATGATTATACAAGGGCTAAAAATGTATTTCTAGACATTTGTATCCATAAAAATAATTGCGAATTTGAAGACAAATTTGGTTTTTATAAAGACAAAATTCAAAATCTTTTTATTTCTGAGAAACAGCGTTCGTACATAGAAAGTATATTCTGTAAGATACAAAAATGTTATTTTGGATTATTAAGATTTCGAGAATTATTCAAACACAAATATTATAAAACGCAAATAAAAACAGATATGGAATTTACAGAAATAAATGAAAAAAATAAAAACGTTATTTGCATAATACAGAATAAAAAAAAATATTTATTTAAAATCACTGACATATTTAAAATATTAAATGATAAAATGACATTAGGAACCGAGTTTTTTATTAATTCGGTTCCAATTAAAAATCCATATAATAATATGTTTTTCTCAAAAGCAGATTTATACAATATTTATTTTAAAATGAAATTTGATACATTATATTTTAATGAAATATTACATCATTTTTTTAAAGTAAATTTTAATATTTATGAATTTCAAGAGCATAATATGACACTATTAAAGGAACAATCAATAAATGATAGCATACGTAATATGTCAAGTAATGTATTATATAAAAAAATTAGAAAAATGATAAAATTTGTAAACAATGAAATGAATTCCAATGCGTATAAATTATCTATATCGCCTGATTTCGACAAAGATTTAGTTGTAAAAGCATTTACTCCATATTATAGATTATATTTGTTAATGAATTACAGTAACGATTTTTTCAAAATAAATTATTATGAAAACTTATTTTTTTATAAAATGAAACAGTTTTTAATATATAATAATCGTTTTGGAAGAATGAAATGTATTGTTCGCTTCAATAAAACCCACAGATTACCTGTAAATGATAAATATATACAGTTTAATGAACTAGAAAAAGTAGAGGAATTCAAAAATAGTCATCAACAAATTATTAAGAAAAAACGTATATATGAACCTATATTTAAAAGAGATACAGGTAATTCAAGAATATTAAGAGAGCATATCATAAACAGCTTGAGCAATAATAGTGATAGCGATAGTGATAGCGAAAGTAATAGTGAAAGTGACGATGATAGCATTAATATTATAATAAACAATAATAATAATCATATAAGTGATATCAATGATTTAGTGGACACTGAAAGTGAAAATAGCGATATAGAAACCAATAATTAACATATTACCATTTTGTTTTTTTGACATTAATTTGTGGTCCTTTACTTTTTTTACGTGATTTATTTGGGTCATATTCTTCGTCTTCATCGTCAGAGTTAATACCCTTTGATAATTCCCAAAATTCTTTTGAACCCAATCTAAAATCAGGTCGTGTTTCCGCCTTATACCAAAAAATCTGGTCATTTAATTTATTGGATTTCGCATTATTATTTATAACTAAACATTCATAATTTTCTGTTGTTTGGTCCATTACAGCACTAAACGATTCCAATGTGGGAAACATGGAGGCATAATTCTCCCATATACGCTTTCTATTTGTCATATATGGTTCTCGAAGTATAAAAACATAATCAATATTTGTTCGAAGATTAGGAGGAATACCCAATGGATACTGCATTGTAATAATTAACATTACTTTCCAGTGACGACCATTCATAAATAATAATCGCATTAATTTGTCACGTGCCCAAGATTGGTCATATAAACAATCATCTAATATTGCAAATGTACGAGGATCAACACGACTACGACCATAAGACGCTTCTTCTTTTTTCATTTGTTTTAAAACGGCTTTTTGTCGTCTTAAAATATTTTCTATTAAAATGCTGCTATATTCTTCGTGAATAAATAATTTAGGTACATGTTTTGCATAAAAACCATTACCGGCTTCTGTTCCCGAAATCACTGTTCCAACTGGAATATCTTGATGATGGTATAATAAATCGCGAACCAAGAAAGATTTACCAGTATCACGACGACCAATCATAACAATTACTGGTCCTTTATTTTCATCTGGTTTAAATGTAATATTACGCATATCGAATTTTTTTAGTTCCAAAGTCATTATAATATTACATATGATGATTTTTACATTTTTATAACGAATGTGTTTAATTTAGTATTTTATTAAATAGTTTTACATTATTAGAACAAATGACTAAATTTAGTATTGAATTATTGGAAAAACCGATAGTAACCCCCGAAAGATGGGTAAATAACACCGAGGACTATAATCCTTATAAAATAGACAGTTTAATCGCATACAACCCTTGTTATAAAGAATATAATAGTGAAAATTTCACATACGCTCAATTTAATCATAAATACCACTTATACGACAACAATACCATTGTCGACAATCATAATGAAAAAATAGAAAAACAAATATTCTTTAAATATGCTCCTCTTTTAGACCCTTGTCATTATATGATTGGTAAATACAAGCACGACCTACATTTAAAAGAATTACCTTATTACAACAATGATAATCTGCATTATAAAATTAATTCTGTGCATAATGCTTCTTATGTTGACAATATGTGCTGTGTACTAATAAACAAACTTAAAGAACATTATAATTTTTTCAATAGTGTAGAATATTATGGTTCTTATATTGGTATTCAAAAGCAATATCGCATTAACGTGATTGACGACATTGATTATTTACAATCATATGATTTTTTTGAAAATGGTCTCGGAAAACTATTCAATACCAACATTTTCGATAAAGACACATATGCACAATATACAAATAATAATTCACTAAAAAATAAACCCTCTTTAAATATTGAAGACGATAATGTAACAATTGAGGTTGAAACATTAGAAATAGATGAAACTTTAAATAATGAAAAAACTGCACTCGACCTTGTTTATGAAAATGACGTAAATGATCAAGAGAGCGTCAGTGATAATAGTATTGTATCAGATTCTGATGAAGATAATAGTAGCAATGAAGATTCAGATAATGACGAAAATGATGATGAAACCATTCCAGATGACGAAGATAGTGATGAAGACAGTAGTATAGAAGAAGAACCATTATATGCATATATTAATGATTTCCCCGTTCAAATGATATGTCTTGAAAAATGCAATAATACATTTGATAATTTATTGGCAAATAATGCAATCGACGAAGACCAAGGACGTTCTGCTTTATTTCAAATAATAATGATATTACTTACATTACAGAAAGCATTTAACTTTACACATAACGATCTCCACACAAACAATATCATGTATGATGAAGTGGATTATGAATATATTTATTACATTTACAATGACAAAACATACAAGGTACCAACATATGGTCGCATATATAAATTAATTGACTTTGGTAGAGCCATTGTCACATACAACAAGATCACATATTGCAGCGACAGTTTCAAAGAAGGGGGTGATGCACATACACAATATAATTTTGAACCGTTTTATGATACTTCCAAAAAGAAAATAATGCCGAATTACAGTTTTGATTTGTGTCGTTTAGGTTGTTCTATTTATGATTTTATTATTGATAGTGAAATGAAAATGTCGACTATGAACGATCTTCAAAAAACCATTGCACGTTGGTGCAGCGACGATAATGGAAAAAATATTTTATATAAAAAAAATGGAGAAGAGCGTTATCCGAATTTTAAATTATATAAAATGATTGCCCGTCAAGTGCACAATCACACTCCTGCTTCACAATTAGAGCAAGAGTTCTTTAAAGTATATGAAACAACTGAAATTTCTGATAATCATAATCATATATTTAATATAAATGAAGTGCATTGTTATGTATAAATATATTATATGGACACTAAATCAACATTTTGTTTATCTAAAACACAATCAAAATGTATATTTTTTATAAGTTTTATATCATTATTTACTTGTATATATGGTCTTTACAATGGTCATACTGATATTGCACTAATTGTACCTGGTTTAGTTTTTATTACCTCTACATTAAATTGGTATGAACCATTATACGATTGGAGAAGATATTTAGACATTTGCTATGTTGTATTTGCATACATTTACGCTGTTATACGCGCTATTAATTCTACAAACGAATTATTGTTTAATATTTTTATGATAATTGCTATAATATGCTTTTTCATTGGATATATATGTATAAAATACGATTATTGTTGGAATTCTGTTTACTTTCATATGGGTGTGCACATATGTGCAAATATCGCATTATTAGCATTATTTTCTGGAAATATTGTTCCAATTAGTGAAAGCCCTATATTTAATTATTTTTTATAACTATAATATAAATGAAGACCGAAAAAAATAAAAACATTAAAAATAAAGTCAAAAAGAACAAAACGATGAAAAAACACAAAGGGGGTAATATTTCGATGTTTGCACCTATTGCTATTGGAAGTGTTGCAATAGCAAGTTCACTTGTAAAAAAAAATAAAGTATGTTATAAAGGAAAAACGCATAATCAAAGTGATTTCGAAAGTTTAATGAATAACTCCGATGCCGTTAAAAAATGTCCGCCAAAAGTAAAATATGGACGCTGTAATACGTGCAAGAAATTACAGCGTTTTATTGACGAAGGAAATAACGAAAAGAAAATCAAAAAATATGAGAAAAAATGCCGAAAATGTCGCGGTAATCGCAGTACAAAATGTAATTTCAAAGAATATGTAAAATATTCGGGCGCAACAATGGGTGAGTGTGGTTCATTAAAAGGAGGAAAATCACCTGAAAAAAAGTCACGCAATAAATCATACGAAACTCCAAAAAAAAATGTCTTAAAAATACAAGATGAAAATTTCTTTAAAAAAAAAAAAGAAAAAATACAACAGAGAATAGCAGCCGCTCAAATGTGGGGGTATTACAAAGATGTTGAAAAACCCACTATTCCAGTAATAAACGGTAGAATTATTGTATATATAGATAACAACGACAACGTATATACATTGGGAGAAAAGAAAGAATTTGTTGGAATATATGATAAAGATGGAAATATTGTAGACAAAAATGGACAAGTCATAGGAAACATTGATAATGCTGGATTATTAAAAAACAATGATGATTTTTTAAGAAGGATCAAAGAAGCTGGTTTTGTAATGGATATGAACGAAGATGCGTTTATATTTGGAGGAAAAAAATAAATTTAATATTTGCACCACATACATTTTTTATGTTTAACAGCACAACTCTCACATAAATCAGGTATTAAATATAAATAGCCAAATGGGTTTGATACATGGTCAGGATTAGAAAATCCATTTACACGTTTTTGATTACATATTTTACAAGTCCCTCTACAAGGGGAAACCATTGTTTCAATTAATCGCTCTATGTGATTATTGCAAACATAGAAACAAGGTGATTCACGCATTGTATATATTATATTATATAGTATAATATACACTTTATGCATTATTTTTTTGTGTTTTTCTAAGTTTATTTATTTTACGTTTTTGTGTTTTCTTTTTTCCTCCTCGTAAACTCATTATTTGTTTTGTCAATGTTTTGACAGTCATATTATCAAGGTTCAAACCCTTTGTCAGTATTGGTTTTAATGTTTGATAAACCATTAATTCTTTCATTGTTTTATTTTTTCTTGTTTTTTCTATTTTTTTACTTTGTTCTATATTTTTCAAATAACTTGAAATTGTCAATAAATCGTCATACATATCGCTGTCATCATTTTTCATTTGAATATCTATCATTTCACGCGCAGTATGTTTTTTTTTGTTTTTAATAAAATAATCAATATTATTATTTACTAACTTTTTAACTAATTCAAACTGAGCATTTGACGCAGCATTGTGTAATACAGTATCACCTTTTTTATTTTGAACATTAATATTTCACCATTAGATAATAAAATATCGACAATAGGTAAACATTGACGTTCTCCAACATACACGTCCTTTTCACACGTTCCTGCAATATGTAAAGCAGTTTCACCATCGTTGTTTTTTGCATCAATGTTTATGTTAAGTTTTTTTTTAAGATTAACCAATGTTCTCACTATTTCAACAAATCCTGTGCGAACAAATAAATGTAATAATGTATCATCTTTGATTAAAAATAGTAATCGATCATCTTCATCATCTTCTGTAAATCTGAATGATTTTTTGTTTGTCATGTTTTTGTATTTTTCTGTATGTGAATTTAATTCTTTTACAAAATCGCTTTCAAATTTATTACGCTTGTTATAATCACGGTAAACATCCGATAATTTTACTTTTATTTCTTCAATCGATTTATATTTTTGTGGTGATTGTTTCTTACTCATTATATATTTAATGTATAAAAAAAAATATATAATATATGTTTACTTAAGATATTTTTCAATAAATTCCTCTGGTGTAAAAATAGGAATATTCATTTCACGCGCTTTGATTATTTTATTAGATTTTTCCTCTTTCGATTTTGTTATTAACGCAAATGTATTTTTGGATATGTTATTTTCCAATTCCGCACCAAAAATAGGTAATTTTTCAATAATTTCCTTTGAACGAACTTTTGTCATTACTATTTTTTTGCTAAATAACGGATTTGTTTTATCCATCACACGTTCGGCAGTAGTAGTCATCATGTCTTCTGTCGGTGGCTCTTCATATTTATATACTAGTTTACATTGGCGCATAAACTCTAAAATAGAACCAATATTTTCCACAAATGTTTTGGCATTTTCAGGACCAATACCATTTATTTGACGTAACATTAATACTTTCTCTTCTGGTTTTTCAGTCATATTCAAAATATTGGGATATTTTTCCATAATTGGCTTCAGTTTACGCTCACCCATACCACGCCCCATTTTACCAGATGCCGCCATTATTTTAACCAATGACGCCGTTTTAATTTTTTCTTGTATGCTTTCGTATATTTTTTTGGCGAGTTTTTCTTTGAAACCATCTATATTCAAGAAATCTTCTTCTTTCATTTCTAATATTTTGCATATAGAATTGTAACCAGCAGCAATCAAACGTTTTACATTTCCAGACGATAAACTTGCAACATCCAAACTTGTGAAAAATGTAGTAATTGTCTTTTCCAGCATTTCACTATTTCCTTCTTTATTTGTCAACATTATATCAACGTGTGTAGATGTCCAGCTATATTCAACATCGGGCATTTTAGGTTTTTCAGCAGGAGTAGTTACTTCTTTAATATATGGAATAACATCACCACTTCGAATAATCTTAATCAATGCACCAACACCAATTTTATTTTTCTCTATGAAATCACCATTAAATCCAGTTGCATATTCTATTTTTACGCCACCAATATTAATGGGTTCAATACGAACACGAGGTTTCAAATACCCACTTTTGCTTACACTCCATATTACGTCTACGACTTTTGATTCAGCTTCTTGGTCGCCCATTACCATTTTAAATGCAAAAGAATGATCCGGATTTTTATTTGCTCGTTTATAAATAGCATCATCACTTACAATGACACCATCTATTTCAAACTTATAATTCATTCTCCATTCAACTAATAATTTAGATAAACTGTCATTATTTATTTCTTTTATAGTTTTATTTTGAACAACGGAGAACCCTTCTTCCGCCATCGAAGACATTTGTTTACTTGGTATCATTTCGGGTTGTACCTTTTCATAAACAATGAATTCCACGTCTTTGACCTTTGCATCCAACTTTTTACTGTTTACTATACCAGCAACTAAATTACGACCATTAGAGAACTCATTCTTATATTTATTTTCAAAAATATCCTTTGAAATAATGAATTCTCCACGTACAATGACGTCTTTGATATCAGGGATTTTAATGTGTTTCAGTAAATGAGATACGTCTTGTCCAACACTACCGTTTCCACGGGTAAACAATTTACGTTCTCCATTTAAAGCATAATATAATCCACTTACACCATCTAATTTACACGAAAGTACATATTGTCCTTTATATTTCGCTTTCCAGTTATCAATTGCATTTGTAGATGGTTTTATTTTATCCATTGAAGGCATATTTACAGGAAGATCTACTTTATTTTTTTCAATAGGAGCACCGACATCTTTTAATACAGGTGCATTTGGATATTTACGTTCCAAATATTCTTTTACAATGTCATATTCATTATCAGTTAATACAGGGGTGTCTTCTTTTTTCATATACGAATGAAATTGTTTATTTGCCAATACTATCATTGCATTGATTTCATTTTCTGAAAGTTTTTCTAAATAAGACATTCCCTTTGATTTAAACTCATTCATACGCTGTAATACATCGTTCTTTTTTAATTTCATTACTTTATCTTCTGATTTATTTTCTAACTTCTTTGTTTTATTATTTTTTTCTCCTTTTACCGGTCTTCCACGTTTTTTTTTGGTTTTCATCGTCGTTTCTAAAACAAGGGGTTCTACTAATTTTATAGGTTCTCCATCTTCAATTTTTTCTTCTATTTTTTCTGTTTCATCAACAGGTATTATATTTTCTATAAGT